TTTACTTTTGGTGGGAAGAGCTACACCACCAAGATGGCTGGCGACGGCGCAAAGAAAGCTGCCCCTAAGAGTGGTAGCGCGACTTCGACTTCTAAGTCGCCGCTCGCGGATTTCTATCTGAATAAGTACCCCAAGATTAAGGGTAACGCGGCGAATATCAAAGGCGCGGGCCCTATGTTCACGGGTAAGTACGACGATAAGACGTCAAGTAAACCCGCAGCCCAGCAGCAACAAAAAGCGCGTCCGAAGGACACAGTGCGCACCGGGCGCGATATTTTGGGTGGCATCTTCGACACAAGCCAGCGCGAAAAAGAAATTGCTCGTGGTGCGTCTAAGCCTCGCGACTACGCCGCAGATCGTGCACGTATGAAGAATGAGAAGATTGCCGAGAAAGCTGCCCGGAGAAAAGAACTGGGTATCCGCGAACCGGGTATGGCTAAGGGCGGTAAGATCGACGGGATCGCCATTCGCGGCAAGACCCGTGCCGTGAGAAGGGGTAAGTAAAATGGCAAAGCCGATGATGAAGCTGACGGACAAAGAAAAGAAGATGGGCGATGCGCTCATGATGACCCGTAAGGGTAAAGAGGTCATGAACGCCCAGAAGAACATGGAAGCTCAGAAAGACATGCAGCGCCGCAAGAAGCAGGCTGCTGCCGACAAGTTGTTGGGCGTTGGTATGAAGAAAGGTGGCGAAATGAAAAAGGCAGATAAAGCTGGTCGTGCTCTCGTGAAGAAGTCGGCTGACACCATGGGCCGTGCGATGGTCAAGAAGGCTTGCGGCGGTTCTATGAAGAAGTACGCTAAGGGCGGCACTGCTTCGGCTCGTGCTGATGGCGCTGCCAAGAAGGGCAAGACCCATACCACAATGGTCAAGATGGCCCGTGGCGGCATGATGCCGAAGATGACCCCGCGCACTGAGTTCGGTGGCATTGAGCGCAAAAAAGGCGGTAAGTGCTAATGCGCCCGTCGCGTGGTATGGGCGATATGAAGGCGTCCAAGATGCCCGGCAAAAAGATCATCAAGCGGAAAGACAAGCCGCAGGATGTTGAAATGTATGCCAAGGGCGGCGCGGCTAAAGGCGGTAAGTTTATCCAGAAGGCCATCAAGAAGCCCGGTGCGTTGCACGAGCAGATGGGTGTGCCCAAGGGTAAGAAAATCCCGGCTAAGGCTCTTGCTAAGGCTGCTAAGGCTCCCGGTAAACTCGGCCAGCGTGCCCGGTTTGCTCAGTTGCTGAAGGGCTTCAAGAAGGGTAAATAACGTGGCAGGACACACTGACGAAGGCAAATGGAAGCGTATTGTTGCCAGCGTAAAAGCCGGTGACAAAGGCGGAAAGCCGGGTCAGTGGTCCGCCCGTAAAGCCCAGCTTGCGACCCAGCGGTACAAGAAATCGGGTGGCGGCTACACAGGCCCGAAGACAAAAGCCCAGAAATCCTTGTCTAAATGGACTAAGGAGGAATGGGGGACCAAGTCGGGTAAGCCGTCTACCCAAGGGCCAAAAGCCACTGGTGAACGCTATTTGCCTAAGAAAGCTCGTCAGGCGCTGACTTCTTCGGAATATGCTGCTACAACCAAAGCCAAGCGTGAAGGCACGGCCAAGGGCAAGCAGTTCGTCAAGCAGCCTAAGACCATCGCCAAGAAGACTGCGAGATTTAGATGACGACATCCGGCACCACATCGTTCAACCTTGATCTGAATGAACTGTTCGAAGAAGCCTTCGAGCGGTGCGGTGCCGAAATGCGCACGGGCTATGACTTCCGTACGGCGCGCCGCAGCCTCAATCTGCTGACTATTGAGTGGGCCAACAAGGGCATCAACCTCTGGACGCTTGAGCAGGGCTCAATTGCGATGGTGCAGGGACAGATTACGTATCCGCTCCCCGTCGATACCATTGATCTGTTCGACCATGTGATCCGCACACAGACAGGCCAAGCGCAGACGGATATCAATATCAACCGCATCAGCGCCGATACCTACCTCACGATCCCGAACAAGAACGCTCAGGGTCGCCCCATTCAGGTATGGATTAATCGCCAATCTGGTGCGACCTATCCGGCGGGCGGACAGCCTGCGGGTACGAACCCCAGCACGGGCGTCGATCATCCCTCGATTAACGTCTGGCCCGCCCCGGATCAGAACAACTACTACACCTTCGTGTACTTCCGCCTGCGCCGCATTCAGGATGGCGGGTCTGGTACGACCACGCAGGACATTCCGTTCCGCATGTTGCCGCCTCTTGTGGCTGGCTTGGCTTATTACCTGTCTTTGAAAATCCCGGGCGCGACTGAACGCTCTGCAATGCTGAAAGCCATGTACGATGAGTCATGGGAACAGGCGGCAGATGAAGACCGGGAAAAGGCTCCGTTGCGCCTCGCGCCACGGCAGATGTTCTTCTAAGGAGGCGCTGTGCCTAATAGGTTCGCCTCTGGCAAATATGCGATCTCCCAGTGTGATCGCTGCGGCTTTCGGTACAAGCTGAAAGAACTGAAGTCGCTTGTCATTAAAACGAAGAACATCAACATCCTCGTCTGCCCCACTTGCTGGGAGCCGGACCAACCACAGTTGCAACTGGGTATGTATCCGGTTGATGATCCACAAGCGATCCGCAATCCACGCCCTGATACGACCTATTGGCAGGCTGGTTTGACGGGTATTCGCACGCAACCAAACACGCTTCCAACCGAGGATGTAGACGCATTTGGCACCCCGTCTGGAGGTAGCCGAGTTATCCATTGGGGCTGGGACCCAGTGGGCTTTCAAAATCCCTTGGGTTTATGGGGTCTTCCTGATACACTAGTAGGTAATGGTCAGGTTGGTACGGTAACTATTCAGACGACGGAGAATTGACATGGCTAAGGGTGGCAAAACTAACGAGCAGATGAAGAAGCTCGGACGTAACCTCGCCAAGGTGGCAAACCAGAAGAGCGGTAAGAAGCCGATCAAGGACATGGGGAAGGTCGTTAAAAATGGCTGAGCACATGAAAGATATCGGCAAGTATAACCAGCCGAAGCCGTCGAACGAGCCTTTGGGCAACAACGGCTATCCGAACAATGTGGCGAACACGCAGACCGTGAAAACTCGCGGTACGGGTGCAGCTACTAAGGGCACGAACAGCAGCAAGAAGCTCGCCTAATGAACTACGCTCAGCTTGTCGAAACGATCAAGGGTTACACCGAGAACGACTTCCCGGATACCGCTGGTTCCGGGGGGATGACTACGACTGAGCAGATCAATACGTTCATTGTTAACGCCGAAGAGCGGGTATTTAACTCGGTCCAGCTTCTGGACCTGCGGAAGAACGTCACCGGTAACGTCACTGCGGGTAATAAGTACCTTTCGGTGCCGTCTGATTGGCTCGCCAACTTCTCGCTTGCCGTAATTGACCCAGTCACGAGCGAATACGAGTATCTCCTGAATAAGGATGTGAGCTACATCCGACAGGCATATCCGTCGCCTAACGACCTAGGTAAGCCTCTCTATTACGCCTTTTTTGACGTGGACTCCTACATCCTCGGCCCGACCCCGGATGCCAACTACGAGATGGAGCTCCACTATTTCTATTACCCGCAGTCGATCACCGAAGCGGGTACGTCATGGCTTGGCGATAACTTTGAGAGCGTGCTCCTTTACGGTTCGCTGTTAGAAGCGTATACGTTCATGAAGGGCGAAGCCGACGTCATTGCTCAATACCAAAAACGGTATGACGAGGCGCTGGCAATGCTCAAGCAACTTGGCGAGGGCAAGAACCGTCAAGACATGTACCGGACCCCACAAGTCCGGTATCCGGTGAGGTAATTTATGATTGATTCCGTAGGAACATTGCTGGGCGGCGACGTCATGGTGGTTACCACCGAGGGTCGTGGTTTCACGCCTGAAGAGATCGCTGAGCGCGCTCTCGATAAAATTATCCATGTCGGTAGCAACACGCATCCGGCAATTAGGGACCAAGCGGAAGCGTTTAAGAACGACATCCGTCAGGTGCTCGTCCACTATATGCACGAAGCGGTCCGGTCCCATAACGTAACTCTGGTGAATAAGTTCCATCGGGCCGGGCACCCAGAGTTTATTCCGATTTTGGACAGTTAAGGAGACTACCATGGCTATTACACAAGCTATGTGCACCAGCTTCAAAGCTCAGCTTCTGCTTGGTGTGCACGATTTCCGCCCCTCGGGCGACACGGGTTCGGATACTTTCAAGCTCGCTCTCTACACCTCGTCGGCTTCGCTTGATGCGAACACCACGGCGTATACCTCGTCGAACGAAGTTTCTTCTTCGGGCACGAACTATACCGCTGGCGGTGGCTCATTGACGAACCTCGGTGTGACTGCGGTCAACACGAACGCTGAAACCGGCGTTGGTTTCTGCGACTTTGGCGATTTGACCTTCGCTAACGCGACCATCACGGCTCGTGGCGCTCTGATCTATAACACCACTCCTTCGGCTAACTCGAACGCCAACACGGCTTTGACGAATGCTGCGGTTGCGGTGCTGGACTTTGGCTCCGACAAGACGGCGACGAATGGTGACTTCACCATCATCTTCCCGACGGCGACCAACACCACGGCAATTATCCGGATCGCCTAATGATTGAAGAACTCATCAGCCGGGTGTTTTATGCCCGTAACGTAGCCCATTTCGAGCACTGGACTGCCAGTGGCGTGGGTGCGTATGCGCGGCATCAAGCACTCGGTGAGTTCTACGATGGGGTAATCGACGCCATCGACAAGCTCGTCGAAGCGTATCAGGGTGCATTTGAATTGATCGGGACCGTAAAAGCCCCGAAAACCAAGGCAAATGAAATCCTGCTTATTTTGATTGAAGACGCTGAGTGGATCGAGAAAAACCACGAAGCCATCTGCAAGGGCAACCGCGCTGTGGCGAACCTCATTGATGGGGTTACAGATGTTTATCTCACGACGATCTACAAGCTGCGCAACCTGATGTGAGGTAGGTAGATGGCTCTCGTTCTTGCTGACCGCGTAAAAGATACGACCACTACAACCGGTACCGGGGCAGTCACGCTTAGTGGCTCGCCTCCTGCTGGTTTTCAGTCGTTTGGCGCGGCTATCGGTAACGGGAACACTACCTACTACACCATTAGCGGCGGTAGCGAGTGGGAAGTCGGTATCGGCACCTACAACAGCACGGGCACCACGCTTAGCCGCGATGTGATCCTTTCCTCCAGCAATAACGGGAATGTGGTCTCGTTTTCGGCTGGCACCAAGGATGTCTTTGTTACTTATCCGGCGGAACGCTCAGTCAACCAAGATGCGGCGGGTAACGTCAATATCAGCATTACGGGCAACGC